TTACTCCCGTAAACGATCATCCACACGGACGCTACGATGGCGATGCACAGCGGCAGCACGATCCACAGCCCAACTGCCTCGATCCTCGCGATGTCCATCACTCGCCCCTCAGCGCGGCGTCGATCACGGACATTTCGTAGCACTCCTCCGGCCTGCGCCCTTGGGCGTGCATATGCGCTCGCACCTCGGACAGCGCGTTTCGCGCCTCGGCCAGCAGCGCCGCCAGCGCGTCGCGCTGCATCTGCATGCGATCGCGCTCCTCGCGCAGCGCGTCGCGCTCGGCCCCGAGTCGCTCCAGCTCGTCCGCCGCACGTCGGATCGGGTGCGCCGGATCAACGTCGGCCAGGTGGTAAGTGCGGCGCAGTTCGGTGGAGAGGTTCACGGCTACCTGTCCAAGGATTTTCCCGGCCGTCATTCGATCCTCCGTTGTCTCAGGTGTTCGCGGATCATGATGCGCGCGCGCTCCTCGAGGTCGATCCATGATTCGCGCAGTCGCCAGACGTCGGCAGTGAGCGAGTAGGCGCGCAGGATGGCGATGTGTTCGTTGTGAGGGAGACTGGCGACCGCGGCATCGACCGCGGCGATGAGTCGTCTGTTGCCTTGCCCGAGCATCTCCGTGAGGTCCGACCCGCCTCCGCTGCGCAGCCACGGCGAGCGACGCGGGTAGCCCCGGCCGTAGGTTCCCGTGTGCATCCAGACCGCCCAGGCGTTGAGGAGCTCGGTGAGGCGCACGTCGAGCACCGACCCGTCCATCGGCGAGTCGTAGGCATCGACCGGGGGACGGGTGCGGGTCACTTTCCGGCCTGGGTGTACTGCTTGCGGTCGATGAGTGTGCGTCGCAACTCCCAACCGTTTCGCCACGCGATCCGGCTCACGACGTCGTGGGTCACGAGGTAGCCGCCTGGGAGCGCGCACAAGCGCCCATCATTGGCGGTCGCGAGGAGGTACGGGCCGAGGCGCCACATTTCGTGATCGCGCCACGCGCGCGTCTTCTCGACTTCGATGTCGGTCCCTAACTGGTCGTATTCGCTGGTTTTCGGCCGTTTCGTCATTCGATCCTCCCTAGGTACTCGAGCAATTGATCGCGTGCCTGTTCCCAGCCGATCGCGACGACGGCCTTGTGTCCATGCGCGTTCAGCTGTGCAAGCCACCACGCCTGGTGGTCGCTGAGTTTGTGCGTTCCCTGGCGCTTGAGCTCGATCCACAGCGCGCCGAATCCGTGGCGGGCGACGGGCAGGCACAGGTCTGGGACGCCGTGCTTGACGCCCATGCCGGCGAGGATCCTGGCCTCGGCCTTGCGGCGGTAGCCGCCGTTCGCGACGTGCAGCAGTAGCGCGAGCTCGGGGTGCGCGCGCATTGCGACGCGAGCCCACTGGAACAGCGCGGCCTGGTGCTTGTCCTCGCGATCAAGCATCGCGGCCATCCTTGGCGCGCCGCACCGCGCCGCTCTTGAGTCCGCCTTTGCGCCCGCTGGCCATGGCGGCGCGGCGGTCGCGAGAGAACGTGCGGTTCTCAGGCGCGACGGCACGCCCGCCGGAAGCCGCGATTTCTCGGCGACGAGCAGGGTCGACGAGGGCGAGGCCGCGCTTGAGTTTCGGCAGTTCATTCATCGCCCAATTCCTCGACTGCCGCGATGCGCTGCCCGATCCAGTCCATGACGTTGACCGCCATGCTGTTGCCGAGCGCCTTGTAGCGCGGCCCGTCCGCCGCCGGCTTGCCGCGATACGGCACGAGCGTGTAGTAATCGCCGAACCCCATCAACCGCTCGCACTCGCGCGGCGTCAGTCGACGCACGGCCATCGGCGAGGCGACGTAGTTCTGTTGCTGCGAGCCAGACTGAGCGGCAAGTGCGCCCACCACCGCGCCGTCGCCGCCGATCCGCCGCACTTCGCTCCGGCTGTTCTGCGTGAACGCCACCGCAGCCGACGCGCACCCGCCTGACGACCCCGCGCCGAGCGCGTGCGCGACGCCGACGCTCGAGATGGGTTCCTGCGTCGGGTGGAACGCGATGGGCACGAGCGGCGTACCGCGCCCGGCGCCGTCCTCGCCCGCGTCGAACCCCTCGCCGCGAAGCGCGTGCGCGACCATCGTCGTCGACTCCCAGTCCTGCGACGAACCTTCGCGCGTTGCGACGCAACGCGCGACATCTGGCGCTATCACGCCCAGGCCGCGATTGCCGCGCGCCATGCCGGTATCGAGTGTGCAGCTCATCTCCCCGGTGTCGGCGGCGTCGTGCAGGTCGACGCCGAGAGCAGCGCCTCGCACAGCGCGGGCGGCAGTTCCTTGCCGCGATTCGCGGCGCGGCGCAGGATGCCCCGACAGGCTCTCTCGCTCAAGAAGTACCGCTGCGGCACGTCGCCAGTCTCCAAGATGTCCGACAACGAACACACGGCGTCGTCGCTGCGGGACAGCGCCCGGAAACCGACGTGTTCGGACGTACTGAGCGTCCAGGACTCGGTAGGCCCACCCATACCCGAGTTCTGCCAGCCCTCCGACGAAGGAACCAAAGTCCCGTCCTGCTGACGAGGACAGGACACCGGGGACGTTCTCCCATACCAGCCAACGGGGCCGCAGTCGATCAGCCAGGCGGAGATACTCGAGCGCCAGGTTGCCGCGCTCGTCAGCCATGCCGCCTCGGAGTCCTGCGACGCTGAAGGACTGGCAGGGTGTTCCGCCGACGAGAAGATCGATAGCTGCATAGTCGCCCTGCTGGATCGTGGTGAAGTCGCCGTGCAGTGGCACGTCGGGGTAGTGGTGCGCCAGAACCGCACGCGGGAACGGGTCGATCTCGGCGAAGAACGCCGGCCGCCACCCGAGCGGGTGCCACGCCGCGGTCGCGGCTTCGATGCCCGAGCAGACGCTGCCGTAGATCACGCCAGCTTCTCCCACCGCTTGCCGCCGCACCAGTTCCACCATGCGTTGCTTGCCGCGACGCGCGAGCGGTCGAACGCGGCGAGCGTCGAAGGTTCTTCGCACATGAGCAACTCGCCGGTTCCGTAGGGGCGAAGTGCCGAGTGCCGGCACTTCGAGCAGTCGTGCTGGGGGGCCGCGAGGGACGACGGTGCGGCTGTCACGCTGCGCCCTCCTGGGCCGCCACGCGCAGCGCCTCGAGCGCGGCCTTCGCGGTCGCGATGGCGGCGTGGGACAGCGTCGTGTCGCCGTCGGCGTGACGCTGCAGAATGCGGCGCGCCCATGCAGACGGGTCCCTGGCCACGGGCGTGGCGCGCACCTGGGTTGCAATGCGCTCGGCGAGCTCTCGGCCCGCGGCGATCTCCTCTTGCGTGCGCGAGTGCGGGATCGCGAGCGGGCGGTGCTCGGGCGGGACGGTGGCGGCCTTGCAGGCGCCGACGAACTCGCCCAGCGCGGGCGGGAACGTCGAGCCGGTGTCCTCGAGGTGTCGCAACCCGGCCGCGATGCGCTGCAGGCCTATGCGAGCGACCGCAGCCGCCCAGATGCGCTGGACCGCGGCCGGGTCCTGCTGGCCCCACATGCGGTGCATGGCGGCATCGCCGTACATGGCCGAGAACCTGGCGAACAGGCGTTCCACGGCTCGGTCAGCCAATTCGCCGCGGAGCGGGTCGTGCGGGTTCGACATCGAACGCCTCCGGTTGAGGTCTGGGGGTGCCGGCCAGCCCGCCGGTGAGTGCGCCAAGGAATTCCCCGATCTGGGCGTCTCGGGGATCCGGCGGGCGCTGCGTCTGCGCCAGCACCCGGTCGACGTAGGCGGGCAGATAGGCGATCGGCGCAGTCGTCGCCGACTCGGCGTGCAACAGCGCCTCGCGCATCTGGTCCGTCGTGACGCCGGCAGCGATCCACCGCTCGGCCATGGGGACGAACGACTTGCGGTCCCGGACCGTCGTCTCGATCCCGCGCTCCTGCTTCCACCAGGACGCCCAGTCCGCCCACGTAGTCGGAACCGGGGCAATCATCCTCGCGTGCGCGTGCGCACGCGTGATGACGACTCCGCCTTCGACTCCGACTTCGACTCCGACTCCGACTAGGTGGGCAGTCGTCATCGGGTGCTTCGCATCTGCTAACGGCCCGTTAGCACCTGTTAACGGAATGGTGGGCGGTGGCGTTGGGTCGGTGGGGGTTGTGGGGGTTCCGTGGACAAGGCGCAGGAACGACTGGATGCCGGCCGCGTCGGCCTTGGGGAGGTACTTCGAGGCGCTGGACCGCTGCTGCTGGCCGAAGCGCAGGATGGCGACGACCGCCTTGCCCTCGAACGTCGAGCGGGCCAGGAGGCCGGCGGCGACGCACTCGTCCAGCCAGCGGACGATGTCCTCATCGGACACCTGGTCGAGCCGCAGGGGGTAGCAGGCGGCGCGGATCAGCTTCGGGTTGCCGTGGAACAGCCCGAAATCGTCGACGACGCTCATCAGCCGCCGGTACAGGAGCTCGGCATGGACCGAGAGGCTGTCGACGGCCTCGCTGGTCAGGATCCCTTCGCGCAGCAGGCGGGCAGGCATCAGCGGGCCTTGACGCGATACACCCGGACCGGGTGGCCGTGCGTTCGCACGCTCGTTGCAGGCTCGAAGCGCCCGGTCCACTCGATCAGCCCGTCGCGCACCGCCAGGCGCGGCAGCGCGCCCCATGCGTGGTGCGATCGCGGCGCCGGCAGGCCGCACGCGACCGCGAACGTGCGGAAGCTCTCGATCTTGAACTCCGGGCCGGCGTAGTGCGCGAGGTATCTCCGCAGCAGGGCCATCGCCTGCGCGATCCAGGGCTCCTGCCCTTCCTGCACCTGGGCAAGTGCCCGCTCCATGAGCTCGCGCCCGGTCGGCGCCGCCCAGTCGATCTGCAGTTGCTCGCTCATGTCGATGTCGCCCTGCGCAATGCCGACATGAACCGCGATCGGTCCTGCGGCGTCACGACCGGGAAGTCACGCTCGAATTCGCGGTTCAGCCGGTCGAACAACTCGTAGTTGGGCCTGTTCGAGTCTTGCGCCCCAGCGAGTTGCCAGACCAGCCTCTCGCGCGCCGCGATGCGCTCGTCGAAGTAGGCGCCTGTCGTCATGCGGGCTCCTCAAGACCGGCCGCGATGCGCGCCTCGCGCTGCGCGTCGCGCAGGGAATTGCGACGG